AGCGATCATGACATTTAGAATCATCACAGGCGTTTTTAAATCATTTGCATTTGCAAGTGACGTCACTGGTCGCGATCCTCGTTTCTTTGAAGCCAACGAAGGCATCACCACAGCAGATGTTGAGACTGCCCTGGAGCAAGCGAGTCAGAGAATTTTAACACAGATCCGTAATACAGATTGGTGGGCGAATTATCAGTTCTCAAGAGACACCGCACTAAACCGCGATGTTCGTTTGCTTCCAGTGGTAGATCCATTATACATTCTGGCTCGTGAGCAAGAATTCAAAGATTTAAATGTTCAATTTGCTTTATGCGAATACTTGTATCCAGGTCGTGCAGACTTTGGAGATGAGACATCAGCAGAAGTGAAGAAGATTGCATTTTATCTTGATTTGTATAATAAACTGTTCATTGAAGTAATTCAAGCAGGTGATTTTTATGACTTTAGTAAGAGTGGAACTATTACTACTGATGAAAAAGCTCCTGGCTGGACTAACCGTGTGCGTGTAAGATAATGAGAGCACAACTCTTAGCGTATCTCACAACCAATCTTACTGGGACCATAAAGCCCAGTCAAGAATTGCCATGGACTGAAGGTGGAGCAGCACTTTATACAAAGAATCTTCGTAAGGTTTACTTAGATGATGACACCATTGAACAAGCAGAACTAATAGGCACTTTGGACGATTCAGACATCAATCAGAATATTACCACAGTGGCTGGTTTCTTATCAGTGGATGCCAAGAATAGAAACGCAGATTTAGACACAGCATTGACAGTATTGGCTGCGGCCCGTAATGTCTCGACCATCACAAACACTTTCAGAAAAGAGTTTGACTATACAACCAGTATTGATGCAGACCGTATCACATACCAGTTCGAGTATAGATTTTACACATTAGCATAAGGAAAAACGACATGGCATATTTAAATGCAACCTCAGCCGTAAACCGTGTTAAGTTGTTCGTCATTAAAAACAGTGATTGCACAACTCCAGGCACACCAGTTGAAGCGGACTTTTACACAGCAGTAAGCAACTCAACAGGTGTTGCAACTCTAAACGCAACTACAGATCCAATCTTGGTTGGCGGTTTACAAGACATCACCATCAACAACGCTAACGGTTCATTCCGTTGGAAGCAATTGGACCAATCAGGTGAGAACGTTATCACAACAAACGCAACTAACACTCTTAGTGGCAACTTTGTTATGGACCAAGAAGACTTCTTCGGTGACAGCACTCAGACTGCTGCTCACGCTGGTTATGAAGGCATCTTCAAGTTATCAAATGAACGTACAGAAGTTGCTTTCTTAGCAGCTCCTACAGGCGTAGTTGATAACCAAACTGTGTTCATGGGAACTGGTTTCGTCTCTGCACTAGCCCCAACAGTTAGTGCTGATAGCCCAGTTTGGGTAAGTCCAATTACTGTTGAAGTAAACGGCGATTACATTCTTTACAAAACTACACTAGGCGCTTAATAGCTCTGAAGTATTTGCATTGAACGCAATCAGAAGCACCCTTAGGGGTGCTTTTTTACGATTATGAAATGACTAAATAAACTTGTTCAACAGCGATGTTGACAGATTTAAAGGTATGATATGAAAGCAACAACACGTTATGCAGTCCACAAAGCTACTGCAAAAAGACGCGACATTGAGTTTAAATTAACATTTGAGCAGTGGAACAATTGGTGGCTCAATCAAGGTGTTGACAAGAATATTGATTATGGGCAGAAAACAAGTAATACATTGTGTATGTGTAGACGCAATGACAGCGGCGCCTATGAATTGAGCAACATTTATGTTGATACTTTAAGCAACAACATCAAATTGTCATTTAATTTGCGACAAGCAAATAACACGTTCAGAAATCATACTTCACAGCCAATACAAACACCGCTTGGTAAATTTAATACTATCAAAGCAGGCTGTGAAGTGTTAGGAGTTCCAAGATGGACCCTAGAAAAAATGATGGAAACTAATCCAAAGGAATATTACCGTGTTTTTTGAAAAATTGACCACAGATGAAATCCTAAGGAGTCTTGAAGCAGAAACTGCTAAAAGCATTAGCGAACTCAAATGTTTACGCAAAGATGCTGAACAGATAGACGCAAGACTGCGTTTCATTCTGTCAGCAGTACACTACATGAAGAATGACCTTCATGATGATTACAAATAAGATTGGATATTAGATATGGCACTTAAACTCACACAACTGGCCAGCAAGCCACAATTGATTAAAATTACTCTTGACAATAAAGAAATTGTTGAGAAGTTTGGCGATGAACTAGAATTCTGGATCATGGATAGACAACCCATTGATCAGTTCATTAAGATGGCAACCATCAAAGGTGACAATTATGGCGAAATGCTTAAAATGGTCAATGATCTTGTATTAGATGAAGACGGCGCTAAGATCTTAGGTGCAGGCCAAGCACTTCCAAATGATGTTATGGTCATTGTTATGGCTGCGGTGGTAGATCGCCTGGGAAAGTGACACGAGAGGAGATCTTAGATGGATCTCCTGAACTGTCAATGATTATGTTGATAGATACACTGGGCGAACGTTATGGCAAATTGCCCAGTGAAGTAATTAGAGTAGCCAATACATTTGATGTGTTTGTTGCAGATACCGCAATTGGATATCGTAATGCACAACAAGAAAAAGCAATGAATGGTGGCAAGAGCGTAGTAGACCCAAAGACATTCTCAGAAGAAGAATTATTAAAAATGGTCAAGGAGACACATGGCAAAGGTTAATTTAACAAGTTTTAGTAGACAAATGAATTTGGCACGACAAGTGGCCGAAGACTTACCTACTGATGCTCTTGAAGAATTTGTTAAAAATACTCCCATAGACAAAGGCCGCGCTCGACGCAGCACAAAATTGCAAAACAATACCATAGTTGCTGATTATCCTTATAGTCAACGCTTGGACAAAGGATATTCAAAACAGGCGCCAGCAGGTATGACAGCGCCTACTGAACAATGGATTCAGCAAGAGATGGATCGTAGATTAAAAGGAATATGATATGGCAAGTAATATTCGTGTCACATTAGAAGTAGATAATAAAAAATATCTAAAAGGTATTAAAGATGCTGAATCAGCCACTGGTTCATTTGCATCCACTACCAACACCAACACCACAGCATTATCAAACTCATTTAATAAGTTAGGAGCAAGCACCTCAGGCTTAGTTTCAAAATTAAATGGTATTAAAACAGTACTGGCTGGATTGATTACAGTAGAAGCATTGCGTTCAGCAAATGAATACGCAAATGCAGTTAAAGACATTGCAGTCACTGCTGACCTAAGCATTGAGTCAGTGGTTGGCCTGGGCAAAGCATTTGAAACAAACGGTGGTAGTGCTGAAGGCGCTCGCAATGCTATTCTCAAGTTTGGTGAAACAGTTGGTGATGCTATTGCAGGTAGTGCCACAGCACAAAAAGCCTTGCAAGCAGTTGGTGTCAGCTTAGGCGACATTCAAAGCAAAGGCAATGAAGAACTATTCAAACAAAGTATTGATAGTTTAGGTAAGATGGAAAATGCATCCATGCGTTTAAAAGCGCAGATGGATGTTATGGGCAAAGGCGCCAAGGGCGTTAGCTTCCCAGGAGTTGCAACTGACTTTGGTCCAGCAGCACAAGAAGCAGCAAAATATAAAAGTGCCATTGAAGCAGGCAGTGCTGCTTCAGAGAACTTGAAAAAGAATTTAGGTAATTTAACACAGGCACTATTGAATGTTGCTGAACCTTTAAACAAGATTGTTTCAGCCACCACAGTCACAGTGACTGCATTTGAAAGTTTATTCAAGATCATTGCAGCAGCAGGTGCAGCATTCTTGATATTTGGAAAAGTAATTCCAGCAGTGCATGCCCTGGTAGGTGGCTTAGGTGCAGCTATCACTGCTGGCGGAGGTATAATTACGCTATTCACCACTGCCATTATGGGTATGGTATATGGATTGATTAATGCTGTTAAAAACTTTGGACGCTTCATTGGTATACTTGCATCAGGTCAAGCAGCCACAGCCAGTTTAATCTTTGGTTTAAAAGGCATTCTGGTATTGTTGCTACGTTTTGCTGGCATTGCTGGTATCATTTATGCAGTGGTAGAAGCAGTTGATGCATTGTCAAAGGCATTTTTAAACTTCAGTCCTATTGATTATCTCATTGAGAAATTTGATGTCCTATTAAAGAAATCAAAAGAATTCTTTGGTATGAATCCAAACCCTTCAGGTAGTAGCAAAGCTGGTGCTGGTCGTGGTGATAGTGC